ATGGAGTCGCGCAAAAGAAGCGCTGAATGGACTCCTGGAGTTTCGTGGGATGGTAATGAAGGTGTAGTTACTACTGAAGCAATGGAAGGTGACACTCACCCAGATTGGTCAGGAGTTCTTCGTATCTGGGGTCTGGACCCCGAGAACTTCGCTGTCGTTGAGCCTGTCCTTTTCAATGTATGGGGAAACACCGAGGGTGCGTTGAACCGCCAATGGAAAGGCAGAGTCGTTCGTAAAGGGGCTAAAGAACGCGCCGATATAGACCATCTGATTCAAGAGATACGAAAGCATAAGCCCAGAGAAAGAAAGCCACTTATTGAAGGCGCGGCTAGTCTTGTTGTAGTTGCAGCGGATTGGCAGGTAGGAAAGAAAGATGGAGATGGACTTAAAGGTTTAGTTGGTCGCTGGCTCCAAGCCATTGATGATGTTGAAGCCCGATACAAAGAGTTGAAAAAGATGGGTAGACCTATCGAATCCATAACTGTCCTTTGCCTCGGTGATTTAGTTGAAGGTTGTGATGGACATTATGACATCCAAACTTTTACGGTGGAAGTTGATAGGCGAGATCAGGTAAAGATTGCTCGCCGCCTTCTACGAGATGCCCTTATCCGCTGGTCCAAGTTGGCTCCAGAAATCACAGTTGCCGCGATTGGTGGAAACCATGGCGAGAACCGTAAAAACGGAAAAGCCTTTACTACCCTTAACGACAATGACGATGTAGCCCTTGTTGAGTCCGTTGCTGAAATCTTTGCGGCGAACCCAGAGGCATACGGACATATCAAGTTCGCCATTCCAACAGATGCCCTATCGCTGACAGTTGAAGCGGGAACAAAAATCATCGGAATTACTCACGGTCACCTGGCTCGCGCTGGGGCTGGAGTTGAAGCCAAGTTGCGCCGTTGGATTGCTGATCAGACACTCGGGCGTAATAAAATTGGTGACTGCGATATTTTGGTGACTGGTCACTATCATTCGCTCAAGATGGCAGATTGGGGTGGAGTCAAATGGCTCCAGGCTCCAGCATTAGACGGGGGAAGCGTATGGTGGAGTCAATCAACGGGGGAAACTGCGGATGTGGGAGTTCTGACATTTGTTGTGTCGGAGCGGGGGATAACAGACCTCCAACTACTTCAATGAATGACCCAAGAGACTTAGCCATGTATGCGGCTGAACTCGTCTCTGGAGACCGACAGGAGGCTTACGGGCATCCTTTAGATAACTTTACTAGGGCGGCTCAGATATGGTCTGCAATCCTGGGTATAGAGGTCACAGCCGAGCAGGTAAGTCTTTGCATGGTCGGAGTTAAGATCGCTAGAGAAGCACACATTACAAAACCCGATACAGTCGTAGACGGCATTGGATATTTTTTGACACTCGCCATGATTCGAGAGGAACGCGCTCGCCGAGAAAGTTCGTGATATGTTCAGATTTGAGAAAGCCCTTTGGTGACGGGGAAGCGCCGAGGGGCTTTCTTATTGCACAAAATAGCGATGCGATACACTTTAACCAATGTGCGCTAGTCGCCCCAGTTAGTCGTCTTGCCTCCGTGTCCATGTGACCTTAGACGGTGTACTTGGGCTACCCATGCGCCGTCAAGGAGGAATAGATGGCTAAGTACCGTGTACTTCAGGGGATTGATTACCCACCAAACAAACGCGCCGAAATTGGCGATGTCGTAGAAGATTTGCCAGCCACATCAATCAAGTGGCTACTTGAGTCTGGCGCTATTGAGGATTCCTCTAAGCCAGCAAAAACAGTCGAAGAATCAAAGCCTGAAGTAATTGTTGAGCCAGTAGTCGAGGCTCCAGTTGAGGCTGATCAAGAAGAAGTCGCCTTTAATCCAGATGCCGAAGATGGCGATGGAGACGGGTTCCTTCAAGATGGAACAATCCACCAGCGCCCAGTCGAGGAGAAATAATGCCTACTTTCCGTCACGGTAAAAATGTTCAAATTTTCGTAGATGAGTTCGATTTCTCGTCTTATTTCAATGATGTAAGCGCATCAACAATGGTTGAGACAGCCGAGACAAGTACATTCGGCTCAAGCGCCAAGGAATACATTCCTGGTCTAAAAGATGGAACCGTATCTCTTTCAGGTATGTTCGAAGCCACAGCAAGTGTTGGCACCGATGCTTATTTTGCAACAGTTCTTGGTGGGGCAACGAAGGAAAAAGTTATTGTTGCAACCGAAGGTCATTCTAACGGCGCTCGCGCCGTAATGCTTGAGTCCGATGCCACTTCATACGAGGTATCAGGAGCAATCGCAGATGTTGTCCAGGCAAGTGCCGAGTTCCAGTCAAATAATGGTGTAGATCACGGGGTTATTTTGTCCTCTGGTGCAGCCGTTAGCGCAACTGGAAGCGGAACGAGCGTGGACAATGCCGCAGCATCCACCAATGGTGGAGTTGCACATCTTTCCGTTCCGACTAATACCCGAAACGGAAATATCACCGTAAAGGTTCAGCAGTCAGCCGACAACTCAACCTTTACAGACTTGGTGACTTTCACCGCAGTTACATCAGCCCAAAAAATATCTTATAGGGTTGAAGTTGCGGCTGGAACATCAGTAGCAAGATACCTGCGCGTGAACTACACGGTTGCAGGTTCCACAGGTACCGCCACCCCAATCGTGGCTTTTTCAAGGAGATAATAAATGCCTACATTTCGTCATGGTAAGTCCACCTCATTCAAGGTAGACAACGCAGGTGGCTCACTTACCGATATTAGTAACACACTTACAGATGTTTCATTCCCACAGACAATCGAGACTGCCGAAACTACAAGTTTCGGAAGTTCTGCAAAGACCTACATTGTTGGACTTTCAGATTCATCACTTTCAGTATCAGGAAATTTTGATGCAACAGTTGATGCTCACCTTGCAGGAGTTCTCGGTCAGGCTGCAACACTCTCATTTGAGTACGGTCCAGAAGGTACAACTGCTGGTCAGGTCAAGTACACAGGCGAGTGCCTTATGACTTCTTACGAGAAGTCTGGTGCTGTTGGCGATGTCGTGACATACTCAGCAGAGTTCCAGGTAACAGGTGCCGTAACACGCGGTACTTTCGCATAATTTAATAACAATACAACTTAATAAGTCGTGACCAACCTAGTGTCCAAGGAGAAATAAATGAGTCTCAAAGAAACAATCTTTAGTGCCGATGACATCACAAAGGAACTTGTAGAAGTTCCCGAGTGGGGAGTGAGCGTAGAAGTTCGCTCAATGACAGCGGCAGAACGCGCCAAACTGGGCGAAGGTGCATCAAATGGTGAAAAGACAGATGTTGCCAAGATGTACGCATTAACAGTTATTGCAACTGTTTATGACCCAGCGACAGGTTTACCAGTCTTTACAGATCAAGATAAGGAAGCCATTCTTTCTAAGAATGGTGCCGTAATTGAACGCCTTGCAACTAAGGCTCTCGGTTCATCTGGTCTGACAGATAAGGCGGCAGACGAAGCACAGGCGCGATTTCCTAAAGAATCCTGAGCGGCGAGTTCTATTTGAAATTGCAGAAAAACTAGGAAGAACGGTGGCTGAACTTCTTTACGGGAGTCCAGCACACCGTCCTCTTACTAGCATGGAATTAACTGAGTGGACTGCGTTATGGACTCTCAAGGCAAAAGAGCAAGAGAAGGCAGAGCGTAGAGCGAAAGCGAGGCGATAATGGCAGAAACTCCAACCATGGAAGTTCGCGCTCGGCTCACCGCTGAAACCGCACAGTTCACCAAGGGGATGCAACAAGCATCCGCATCGGTAGATCAGTTCACCCAAAAGAGTGACAGTCTGCGTGGAGCGATGGTCGGAATCGGCGTTGCTTCCGCAGCACTTACTACCGCAATTATCGCCTTTGGTACAAAGTCATTTATGGCTGCTGCCCGTATTGAAGAACTTGATTACGCGATGGATGCCATCGGTAAATCTACTGGTCTTGGTTACCAAGCAATCAAAGACACAGCCCTCGCTATTAAAGCCGAGGGTATTGAGATGGAAATTGCATCCAAGACCGCTATTAAGTTCGCACAAAATCATTTAGATATGAGCAAGGCAGCGCTTCTCGCTGCTGCTGCTCAAGACTTCGCTATCGTTGGAGCAAAGAACTCATCCGAGACTTACGATATGCTCACACACGCCGTTATTACAGGTCGAAGCGAAGTTCTTAAATCAGTTGGTATTCAAAAATCTGCTGGACAGATGTATGAGGCTTTTGCTAAAACTCTTGGAAAATCCGCAGCAGCCCTGACTTACCAGGAAAAACAGCAAGCAGTTCTTAACGGAGCGCTAGAGGAAGCAAAGAATGTTGCTGGTGCCTATGATGCCGCGATGCAGAGTCCTGGAAAGGTTCTCCGTTCTTTTGCCCGTATGTCAAATGAAATCCAAGTATCCCTCGGAAATATGCTTCTCAAGGGAATCGGACCAGTAATCTTCCATCTTTACGAACTTACAAAGTCTTTTGCAAAGGCTCTTGAAAATAGCGTTGGCTTTAAGATCGCTATTGAGGCAGTCAAGCAAGTAGTTATTAAATTTACTGCCCCTATCGTTTCATTCTTAAAGCACATGAAAACGATGCTTGACGGAATGACTAAGGTAACTGATGCCGCTGGTGAGTTGAAATCTAACTTTGACCCAGTAGGAGATGCCGTAAAGAAACTAGCCACAAAAATTGAATTTGTCCTCCCACCCCTCGCGGCGCTTTTGGCTATGTTCGCCACCTTTGCTGGCGCTCGCGTATTCGCTTCAATTCCAGTTCTGGGTTCTATTCTGGGAATGTTGGCAGGTCCAATAGGAATTATTGTTATTGGTCTTACCACTTTGTACCTTACATCTAACCAGGTAAAAGATTCAGTCAATAGATTGTTTAGCGCTCTATCGCCTTTAGTCAGTATCGTTGTGGCAGTTGGAAAAGCATTTGCTGTCGCTGCTGGATTTGGAGTAGCGATTCTGGCTAAGGCTATTGGTGGATTGGCAACGATCATTCAGGGGGCTAATAACTTCCTGAGTTCACATAGAGGTATTCTCAATGGAATCAAATATGTTTTAGGCGTACTCATAGCATCGTA